TTGGTATTTTCTAAAGATGGATTGTGTCATGTGGGCGATGCCGACTTAAAAGGCAATGATTCTATTAAGAGGGTTTATCACCAAGATGGCAAATCACCAACCTTAACAACAATGGGTGGTGGTCATAGAGAACCAAAGGTTTTAGTCGTTCCAGGGGCTACCTATCGCAAACTAACACCACTGGAGTGTGAACGTCTGCAAACCGTTCCTGATGGTTATACCGAGGGCGTATCAAACACCCAAAGATACAAGATGCTTGGCAACGGCTGGACGGTGGATGTCATCTGTCATATCTTTCAAGCAATTAAAGCACAACAATTGAGGCAGGTGGCCTAATGGCTAATAAACATTCTTACGAGCCTGAACGAATAAAACCAAGCAATATTAAAAAACCTCTGTTTTTCTTTAATGATTATATAAAAACTTATGAAGTGTTTTCTGCTAGATTTAAAGATACTAATGAGCCTTTATATGAATGGGATATTGACCATATTAATGATAGGAATAATGAAAAAAAATGGGATGCTTGGTTTGAAAGAAATATTTCAGAAGATACTATAAAAGACCCTTATTTATATGGCTGAACTAAACATAGACCTACACCCTGCTCAACTGGAGATATTCCATTCTGAGAAGCGTTTTAAGATCGTGGCTGCCGGTAGACGTTTTGGCAAGTCAAGATTAGCTGCTTGGATATTGCTTATTAAGGCAATTCAGTCCACCGAAAAGGATGTGTTCTACATCGGCCCGACCTTTCAACAGGCCAAAGACATTATGTGGGGGATGCTCAAAGACTTAGGTCGAGACCTGATTGCCGCAGCCCATGAGAATACTGCCGTTCTAACCTTGATTAACGGACGAAAGATATACCTCAAAGGCAGTGACAGACCCGATACCCTGCGTGGTGTGGGTTTGGCTTATGTCGTGCTTGATGAGTACGCCTCAATGAAGCCGGTGGTCTGGGAACAGATCATTCGCCCTACTCTGGCTGACGTAAAGGGTGGCGCCTTGTTTATCGGTACACCTGCGGGTAAGAATCACTTCTACGACCTGTATAAAGATGCCCATGACGATGATGACTGGGATGCTTTCCAGTTTAACTCAACAGACAATCCCTTCATTCCACCTGAAGAGATAGAAGCTGCAAAAAAGAATATGTCTACTATGGCTTTCAGGCAAGAATTTGAGGCTTCTTTTGAACAAGGTTCAGGCGGTATCTTCAAAGAAGAGTGGATTAAGACAGCAGAAGAACCTGAAGAGGGAAACTATGTTATTGCCATCGACCCTGCTGGTTATGAAGCTGTTGAACAAGAAAGAAACATGAAGAGAAGCAGATTAGACGAAACGGCTATTGCCATTGTGAAGATAGACAGAGACAAATGGTGGGTCAAAGACATCCTCCACGGACGTTGGAACATCAAAGAAACCGCTAAGAAGATACTGAAGGCGGCAACTATCTGCGAATCATCAACAGTAGGGATAGAAACCGGCTCACTAAGGAACGCTATCCTGCCTTACCTTGAAGATGAAATGAGGACTGAGGGTACCTACGTCTCCATCATTGAAATGCGCCACGGTGGTAAGAAGAAGAACGACAGAATCACCTGGTCATTGCAAGGAAGAATGGAACACGGACAGATTACCTTTAACGAGGACAGAGACTGGCGAGAATTCACCGGACAAATGCTTGATTTTCCTAACAGATTGTCTCACGATGACATGCTTGACGCACTGGCCTATATTGATCAGGTTTCAGTGGCAGATTTCGCTCACTCGATTGAACTTGAAGATGACTGGGAGCCAATAGATGCGGTTGCTGGTTATTAAATCACCATATACATGAGTACCAACAACACCAACACAATTACCATCTTAAATTCATCGGCCATGCCATTTAAAGATCAAAAAAAAGGGGCAATTTTAACCTTATAACTAGATCCATATGAACTAAAAATGAAAGTCCATATAGAGGATGCCATTACCGCAGTAAGGATACTAAAAAGAGAGTCCATGCACACCGAGCAGTTCTGGGTTCACCAGTCACAGCTAATTGTGCTGGAATTTTTAAAAAAAGCTGGCTTTACGTCAGTTTCAATCAGAGAGGAAGAAGATGTATCGAAACATAGATGAGCTAGACGAAGAAGAGTTCGATGAGTTGGTCGAATACAGCGATGTAACCGACAATTTGGTGTCCAGATACGCCATTGCCTGTCAAGTAATCGCCAATATGAGTGAAGACCTTAATCCAGACATTAAATCTAACGATGATATGGTTGATTTAACCATTTGTAAGATGCTGATGGATGGCATTATTGAGGTCGAAAATATTAGTGATATGATTCATTAAAAACCTTACATTTTATATGGTTTTTATGGTAAAATAGGCCATATTGATACACGCGTATCAAATCAATTCCCATCACCATAACTATCCCTCTGGGTAGCGGTAATTTCAAGGAACAGCACCTTCAAGCTGGCAATTCCACCAAACATTACTTGACTCTCTCAGGAAGTGAAATACTTTGATGGATAATAAAGAAACACAGTACCAAGCCCTAGCAAGCTGGCTTACATATAGACTCGATAGCTGGCGAACCCACCGAGACATAAATTACACCCATAAATGGGATGAATACTATCGTCTGTGGCGTGGTATCTGGGCCGAACAAGACAAGACCAGACAGTCAGAGAAGTCAAGAATCATTGCCCCTGCCCTACAGCAAGCGGTAGAGTCCTCTGTAGCCGAATTAGAAGAGGCAACCTTTGGCCGTGGCAAGTGGTTTGACATCAAAGATGATGTTTTAGACCAAGATAACTCAGACGCTGAGTATATTCGCAACTTATTGCAAGAGGACCTAGAAGGCACAGGCGTTAAAGACGCTGTATGCGAGGTCTTTTTGAACGGAGCTGTCTATGGAACGGGTATTGGTAAGATCGTTGTCGATCAGACAATAACTCGCTCTCCTGCACAAGTCCCTGTTGAGGGGACTCTTACCTCCACTCGTCAAATAGTGGAATATCCCTCCATAGATGTACGCGTTGAACCCATCTCACCGAAAGAATTCCTTATAGATCCATCCGCTAACTCAATCGATGAAGCACTAGGTGTCGCTCACGAGGTTATCAAGCCTCGATACCACGTTGTTGAAGGAATTCAGTCAGGTATCTACCGTGATGTTCCCCTGAACGGTGATTATGACGTGGTGAGGATGGGATTCGACCCTGAGACTCGCTCTGCTGATGAATCCGACTCAGTAAAGATAACCGAATACTGGGGCAAAGTCCCCAAACGATTCCTTAAAGCGAAAGCCGACAAGGATGACTTTGAATACACTAAGAACGACACTCTAGTAGAGGCTGTTGTCACCATTGTCAATGATGAGTACATCCTTAGAGTAGAAGAGAACGCCTTTATGATGGTCGATAGACCGTTTATCTCTTATCAACACGACATCGTACCCAACAAGTTCTGGGGTAGAGGTGTTTGTGAGAAAGGTTACAACCCGCAGAAGGCATTAGATGCTGAGATGCGAGCAAGAATTGACTCCCTAGCTTTGACAACCACACCAATGATGGCTGCCGATGCAACAAGGCTACCAAGAGGCATTAAGTTTGAGGTTCGTCCTGGTAAGACTGTACTTACTAATGGCAACCCTAGAGATGCCATCATGCCGCTGGATATGGGAACCACAGACCCTTCAACATTTAATCAGGTTGCTTCGCTGCAAAACATGATTCAGATGGGTACTGGCTCCACCGATACAGGTTCTGGCCCTAATAACACTGCTTCTGGTATGTCGATGATGCAATCGGCTGCTATTAAGCGACAGAAACGCACCCTAATGAACTTCCAGAACACCTTCTTAATCCCAATGATTAACAAGACCATGTGGCGCAAGATTCAGTTCGATGTTGATCGCTATCCAGTCTCTGATTACAAGTTTATCCCCTACTCAACGATGGGCATCATGGCAAAAGAGCTGGAGATGCAACAGATGGTGCAAATGCTTCAAGCTATTCCTAAAGAATCACCTGCGTTTAACGTCATTCTACTGGCGCTATTCCAGAACTCATCTATCCACAACAGAGATCAAATTGTCCACGCATTAATGCAAGGCAATGAGCCTAATCCACAACAACAACAGATGCAACAGATGGCTATGGAGCTTGAGATTCAACAGAAACAAGCCGAGGTGCAAAAGACCCTAGCTGAAGCTGAAGAAGAGAAAGCCAAAGCAGTCAAATGGATGGCAGAAGCACAGAAGGATGCACCGACTGAAATCAACATCCAAGAGAAGATTCTTAAATTGCAAAAAGATGCTATTGGCCTAGAGAAAACCAAGGCCGACATTATCAATACCTACTCAGAAACAGCGCGTAATGTGCCAGAGGTAGAACACCTCAAGTCTGAGACTATCCTCAATCTAGCTAAGGCCAGAGCAGAAGGAAACAAAACCCCTATTCAAACCCTTAACTGATAACCGCCTTGAAAACAGACGAACAGTTTTTAGAAGACAGGTTAACGATGATGGAGTCAGATGGCTGGCTCGACCTCATCCAAGACCTAACAAACATTGAACGTAGTGTCAGAGATATTGACACCATGAACAGTGAAAAAGACCTCTGGCAAACCAAAGGTCAGTTGCGAATTCTGAACTTAATATTGAGCTTGGAAAACGTAACGAAACTCACCTTAGAGCAATCCGAGTAATCGGACTCTAAACCCTTAATAACTTCACAATCCCATTCGGGACGGAGACGACCAATATGACAGTAGTTGTAGATGACGTGACGAGCGTTGAAAGTAACCAGGTAACAGAAACTCAGGGAGTAATCGAACAGGACATTCAATCAATTGAGGCAGTTGAATCTGCTAAGGAGGATTTATCGGAGCCTGTAGAGAGCGAATACACCCCACCCGAGAAGTATGCTGGCAAATCTCTCGAAGATGTAATAGAAATGCATCAAAACGCAGAGAAAGCGATAGGTAAACAAGGTCAAACCGTTGGCGATCAACGGCAAATGATTGATAACTTATTAGAAGCACAGAAAGCTACACAAACTACCCAACCAACCGAAGAACCTGAAAGTTTTGAGGATAAATTCTATAACGACCCTGCGAAGGCAGTCAACTCGGCAATAGAAAACCATCCAGAGCTTATCAAGGCGAGAGAAGATCGCGCTAAACAAGAGAATCAGTTAAGTCTGAACACTCTTGAAAAAGCCTACCCAGAATGGGAAGAACGTGTCCAAGACACAAACTTTCAGAAATGGATTGGCGATAGCGAAATCAGAACTGAGATGTTCCGTAAAGCTGACTCAGACTATCGACCCGACTATGCCATTGAACTATTCCAGATGTATGACGCAATCAACATGATTGATAAGACAAAGGAAGTTCAACAGCAGGAAGCGTCTAAGCGAGAGAAAGCCTTGAAGCAAACCAGCACTGAAACCCGATCTTCTGGAGACTCCGTTGGTGGAAAAAAAATATACCGTAGGGCTGATTTAATCAACCTACAGGTATCAGACCCTAATAGATACGCTGCTCTGGCAGATGAAATCCAGAGTGCCTATCAAGAGGGACGAGTAAAATAATAACGGAGAAATAAAATGGCTTTAGGTACAGCTCATGTAACAACCAGTATCGCCAATAATTTCATCCCAGAACTCTGGTCAGATGAAGTTATTGGTGCATACAAAACAAACCTAGTGATTGCTAATTTAGTCACGAAACTGTCCCACAAAGGAAAAAAGGGAGATACGATTCATATCCCTGTTCCTGCGCGTGGTTCAGCCAGTGCTAAAGCAGCATCAACTCAGGTAACACTCATTGCATCTACCAATTCAACGGTGGATGTCTCAATCAACAAACACTACGAGTATTCAAAACTCATAGAGGATATTGCCGAGGTGCAATCACTGGCTTCAATGCGTAGGTTCTATACGCAAGATGCCGGCTATGCGCTGGCAAAGCAGGTCGATACCGACTTGATTGACCTTGCGGAAGGTTTTCAGAGTGGTTCAACCACTGACAAGTCTTATGACACTGCTTTTATCGGTTCAGGCGCAACTGCCTTTACAGGTACAAACGAGGCTGACTTAACTGATGCAGGTCTTAGAGCGTTAATCTTAAAACTGGACAATGCCGATGTGCCAATGGACAACCGTTCATTAATCATCCCGCCAGTTGTGGCTAACGACCTTTTAGGTATTAACCGCTTTACAGAGCAACAGTTCATCGGATCGGGTGATGCGCTTAAGACCGGCAAGCTTGGTCAAATCTACGGTATTGATGTGTTCATCTCTACCAACTGCCCAACGGTTAAATCATCGGGTGGTACTGGCAACAGTGCTGCGGGTACTGAGCGTGTCGGTGTGCTAATGCACAAAGATGCTTTGGTACTGGCAGAACAAGTAGGTGTTCGTTCACAGACTCAATACAAGCAGGAGTATTTAGGTGACTTGTTCACCGCAGATACTATCTACGGTATTGCTGAGTTGCGTAACGATGCTGGCTTGGCTTTTGTAGTTCCAGCCGCGTAAGTTAGTTAAACGTAATGCCTTCTTCGGAGGGCATTATCCTGAATTAACTGGAGATTAGATGCCCGTCTACGCATATGAATGTAGTAACCAACATACGAGTAACGAGTACAGAGCAATGAATGACAGGAATCAAACCCCATTCTGCCCTGAATGTGAAGAACCCACTCGACTTATTATTTCAATCCCCAAAGCAAAACCCACTTTCGGCAATGACAACACCCGCTGGAACATGAGGGAAAGACACAGATTAGGAAAAGGCTGATGGATATATTTGAAGATACCACCGAATCGAATGTATCTGGCTCTTTGGAGTTGGATAGGTTTAAAGAGAAGATTAGAGGCTTATGGTTGCAGATGCTACAAGAGACCTACAACAAGTACCATGCTGATGATGACTCTGAGGATTCTATTAGTGAAGAACAATACATGGCAGAGAACGCACTGAAGTTTGCCGATGAACCTGAACCTGTCGATGAGATTGATGAGTTGATGGGGATGCTCGATTCCATGATGGAAGAAACAGATGAGCAGGAAGAAATCAAATCAGAAGGCAAAGCACCCATCTATAAAGGTCAGGGACTTAAAGCAAATAACGAAAAAACCAAAGTAGAGGCAACAAAATATGAAGGCGAACACACAGGAAATCTTAAATCAATTGAAGAAACCAGCAAGTCTGTTAAAGGTGGTCGCTACGAAGGCGTTGAGTCTGGTCGAATGGCTGCTAAAAAAGTCGATAAAGTTAGTCGAAAGTACTCTCCACTGGTTGAAGAACTAAAAGAAGAGTTACGCTCACTGCAAGACAGGCAGAGAATCGGACGCAGGAAGATGAGGTTTAGACTGTAATGGCTAAAGGTAGAGTTTATCGCAGAGGCACAATCAGAAGCCTCACCAAGCCCAAGCGCAAGGAAAAACCCCATCACTGGATGAAGGCTAAAGCGATTGGCATGTACCTCAACAAGCGACAAAACCAAGCAGATGAGGACGCACTACTTAACACGTTCTTCCTGATGACTGAATCGGGTGATTATTTAACCACGGAAAGTGGTGACTACATATTAGCGGAGACTTAAATGGCAAATATAAAAATAAGTGAATTAACTTTAGTAACACCAGCATCCGCTGATGAAATGGTTGTTGTCGATGCAACCGACAGTGCCTCTAAACGAATTACAGTAGGCTCTCTACCTGATACAACCTACACAGCATCTGGTGTAGTTTCTATAGATGGTTCTAATGCAATCACTTCAACAGCAACCGTAAACGATACAGATGCCAACCTTAAAGCAAGGGCTAACCACACTGGCACACAGGCAGCCTCTACTATTTCTGATTTTGATACAGAGGTTGCTAACAATACAGCAGTCACGGCAAATACAGCAAAGGTAACAAACGCCACACATACTGGAGATGTAACAGGTGCTACAGCTCTTACTATTGCTGATGATGCAGTAGACATCGCCCACTTAAGCGCTACAGGAACAGCAAGTGCAACTACATTCTTACGTGGTGATAACTCTTGGGTAGTGCCTACCGACACCAACACAACCTATTCAGTTCAAGACGGTGAGCTATCGCAAAACAATCTCACTAATACACTAAAGGGCTATTACGATACTGGCTATACCCATTCCCAAGCAGCACACGCACCGAGTGGTGCAGAAGCTAACGCTGCCAATACTGCGATTACAACCGCAGATACTTCTTGGTCAGGCTCACAAAGAGGCACACCTTCTGTTGTGACAGATGGCACACTTGACCTTAATACTGCCAACAACTTTAAGTACACCCCTGCTGCTGCCGATACTCTTGAATTTAGTAACGAAACTGCTGGACAGGCTGGCTTTATTACAGTGATTAATCCATCGGCTTACACCATCTCTTTAGGCTCTGAGGTAAAGAAAGGCGCATCGTGGGATGTGTCCACAGCAGGTACTTATCTGGTGTCTTATTACAGTGATGGTACTAGCGTTTATGTTTCAGCAAGCGAGGCTCTTAGCTAATGAGCGTCCTTAACACAGGTCTAGCAACACCAGCTTCAGGCTACGACATCCCCAACTCGTTAAGATTTAATGACGATGATTCTGCTTATCTAAGCTGGACACCGAGTAGTGCTGGTAATCAAAAGACTTGGACATTCAGTGCTTGGACTAAATTAGATTACTTTACATCTGGACAACACGCTTTATTCTCAGCGAGAAGCACATCAACCGACCAGTTTACTATCTGGCATCAGTCTAATAAGTTTGTGATGGAGTCTGGTGGTGGTAAAGGTAATATTAGTATAAACGCCTTAACTAGGGATTCTTCTGCTTGGTATCACCTTATGTTTGTGTTAGATGCGTCAAATGGTACAGCATCAGAGAGAGCAAGAATTTATATTAATGGTGTAAGGCAAGATGTTACAACAAGTACTTCATTCTCTGACGCAGACCACGGTGTAAATTCTGCTATCGCCCACAACATCTCAGCAGAGGCATCCACCAACTCTAATTTTTATGGAGGCTACCTAGCAGAAGTCAACTTCATTGATGGCTTTGCCAAAGACCATACACACTTCGGTGAAACTGACGAAACATACGGACACTGGAAAGCTAAAGAATACACACACAGTGACGGCTATGGCACAAACGGCTTCTACCTTGATTTTAAACTATCCGCAGATAGTGCAAGTGGTCTAGGCAATGATGCTTCTAGTAATAGTAACAATTGGACACCGAACAATTTAGATACATATGACCAGATGCTGGACAGCTCAACGAATAACTTCTCTACCCTTAATCCTTTAAAACAAAAAGATGTTACATTGTCTGAGGGTAACTTAAAGTCATTTGGTGGAACAGGTGGTTCAGGTGATGTTCTAACTCATAGCACCTTCGGAGTATCTTCTGGCAAGTGGTATGCAGAGTTTGCTTATACAGCAATAAGTGGTACGTCTAGTCCTGAAGCCGCGTATGCTGTTGGTATACAAAAAACAGAATCAACAGGTTCAACTGATTTAAGTTATAGATATTATGCTTATTGGGGTACTAAGTATAAAGACAGCGATGAGCCGGAAACTTATGGCGTTGCATATACTGCTGGAGACATTATCGGCATCGCATTTGATGCTGAAAACGGTGCTGTTTATTTCAGTAAGAATGGAGCTTGGCAGAGCAGCGCAACTGCAACAGAGATAGCAAACGGCACAACTACTAATGCTGCATTTACAGGCATATCTGGAGAGTACAATTTCTATGGTACTAGGATGGGTGGAACTGAACACACTGGTGTTTGGAACTTCGGTCAGGACTCAACCTTCGCAGGTAACGAAACAGGTTCTGCTGGTCCTTACACAGATGATAACAACACAGGTCTAGGAGACTTTTACTACACCCCACCTTCAGGATTCCTCGCTCTGTGTACTAAGAACTTAGCTGACCCTGCTGCTGGACTTTGGTCTGGTGGTGATAATCAGGCGTTTAATACGGTGCTATATACTGGTGATGGTGACCCGAGAACCATAAGCGGAGTAGGCTTCCAACCAGACTGGGTGTGGACAAAACCAAGAAACAATAGTGGTTCTCATGTCTTAGTTGATGCTGTTAGAGGTAATACAAAACTCCTAGAAACTAATTCTACTGGTATAGAGCAAACTACTTCTTCTGGTATTACTGGGTTTAATGGTGATGGATATACATTAGGCACAGGAAATGATTGGAATGTTAGTGGTGATACCTTTGTATCTTGGAACTGGAAAGCTGGCAACGAAACACTCGGTACTGGAGCTTTCACACAGGGAACAATACCCTCAACTTGTAGTCGTAATGCAGATGCTGGCTTCTCGATTGTGTCTTATGAGGGTACAGGCTCTAGCAATTCTACAGTTGGACACGGACTATCTTCAGTACCAGAGATGATTATCACCAAAAATAGGGACTCTGCAACAGCAGGAGAAAATTGGAATACATACCATTCAGCGATTGGAGAAACCAAATACCTAAGACTTAATACAACGGGTGAAGCAAGTACATACGCTATGTGGGCTGACACAGCACCAACAACTTCGGTTTTTAGTATTAGGGAAAATGATTCACACACTAACGTAGATGATGACAATTACATCGCCTACTGCTTCCACTCTGTCGATGGCTACTCAAAGGTGGGTTCTTATACTGGTAATGCTTCAACGGACGGCACATTTGTTTACACGGGATTCAGACCAGCTTATGTGATGATTAAGTCAGCGGATGCTGCTGAAGCTTGGTATTTGTTTGACACTGCACGAATTTAGCAATAGAAAATCTATACCCGAGTCATTCTAATGCTGAAGATGATGCAGGCTCTGGCAACCGAGCTATTGATATACTCTCAAACGGTTTTAAAATGAGAGGCTCTGACGCATCAAATAACGGTGATGGTAACGCACACATCTACCTAGCCTTCGCAGAACACCCTTTCAAATACTCAACCGCCCGATAACACAGGAAAATATTATGTGGATATTAAATTCAATGACAATCAAAACTCCAAAGGCACTCACCATTGGAGACATTCAATACCCATCCTCTATCTTCACACGCTGGTCAAAGGCTGAGTTAGCTGAGTTAGGTATCAAACCATACCGACTCACCAGAGTAAACGAACGCTATTACTGGACAGGCAACGTCACCAACGTAGAGACTGACGGTGAAGTGGTGGGAACACCAGAAGCCATCGCCAGAGATGTTGACAGACTCAAAGAAGGAATGCTCCAACAGATTAACTCACAAGTCTCAAACAAACAAGGTGACATTGATTGGTACTGGAGTCGTGCATCTAAAGGTGGCAAGGCAATTCCAGCAGAGATTGAGACATACGCGACAGCCATCTACGCTGACCAAGTAACTAAGGAAGCAGAGGTGAATGCCTTAGTCACTCTCGAGGATGTAATGGCTTATGAATCTGTGCCTCACCTAAGTGTAAGAAAGGTCAAGCACACAGACGATGACGGTGTTGAGAGCTACGGACTGGAGACTGAAGAACATACTGTCGAAATTAACATGGTCACAGGAGGCTGGACAGAGAATCCAACTGCCGAGATTGACCCAGCATTTGTTTCATTAACAGAGGTGTAAATGGAAGAGAGAATCATCAATCTAGAAAGAACAAGCGAGCGACACACCGAACAAATAGAGACTCTGTTCTCGAAACTTGATTCTGTCAAGACTCAGCTTTGTTCGATTCAGAATACTTTGAATCAAATCAGATACATGTTTCTCGGTGGACTGGCTTGGTTCATTCTAACCGAGGTTGGCATTCTCACCGCACTTAAGGTGATGGCGTGAAGAAGGCAAAGATATATTTGGTTTTGGTTATTGGTTTGTTAGGTGTGATTGTTGCTGGTATTGATGGCATGGAAACCGTGTTGGAGGATTACTTTTTAGCGGATGGATAAACACGCTAGAGTTTGGATTTACGCCATTGCAGTTTATGTGTTTTTCGATATGGCGGCTAATATAAGGATGTTGTTATTATGAAAATGGAATTGCCAACACTAATTGCACTCGCTGGAGTTATTGGTGGAATTATATTTACATACGGTCAGCTTACAGGACA